CAGACTTGCCTTCGTCTGTGGCATAAGGGGATATAGAACGCAGAAAAGCGTCAAGGTTTTCTGGATCTTCACGAACCGTCATCTCTCCTGTTGTAGGATCAATGTAGCCTTCGCCGCCGGGCTGAAAGTATCCTTGAATAAAATCGTCCGGGTTTGTGTCAAACCCTGCAAGTGAAGACTTTAGGCTACCGCCCTGATCTTTTGCCAACCCTGTGATGGCATTAAAGATTTGTTGATTATTGCCGCTACCCAAAGCTTGGGCTGTGCCAACGCCTTTAAACACATCGCCCAAGGAAATACCGGTATCGCCAATCTGAGTGCCGCCTACAGATGGAGCAAAAAGATTAACCGCCCCTGCTGCGCTTGGATTTTGAGCAAAGTTAATTGCCTTCGTGGCATCTCCAAGGGTAAACCCTGTATCTCCAAGCTGCAATGCACCTGCACTACCTGCACCGCCTTTTAATGCGCCTTTAAGAATATCTTGATCGGTCATAGCGGCATTAAAACCGCCGGCCAAAGCGCCACCAGCACCAGCCGCCGCTGTAGCTCCAAGGCTTGGAAATAAATAACTACCTAGTGCGGCAGATCCACCACCCATAGTCATTGCACCCATGATGATGGGGCCAAGGTAGTCCCAATCGGTAGCCTGTTTTTCAACGTGAATTAATTTGCCGGTGGTATCGTAGATGTAATTTTTATTGCCTTCAGAACGCTGAAAACCACCAAGTTTATTGGTTGGGTCAACTTCTTTATAGATAGGCGTGGCATCCATGCCTTGACCAATGTAGTCAATAATTTCTGTGGGTTGATTTTCCCACGCTGTCCAACCGTCGCCTAATTGAACAGCATCGTTATAGTACTTAGTGCCTTGCTCGGTCTCTTCTTCCCGAGGCGTAGACGCACCCTTTTCTTTGTACAAAGCTTTAAGTTCTTCTAATGTCATGTTTAAACCTATAAAGAAGTCTTAATACGCAACATTTGACTTGTGTCTTGAACCCCGTCTTGGGTATCCCTGTACACATCACCCAATCTTAAGTTGGGCAAATCTGCTTCTGTTGGCAGGGTATCAATGTTGATATTTAACTGCGCAATGTTGATTGGCTGAATGGCGTTTAAACGTTGAAAAAACAAGTTCAACACGTTCAACATTTGACCCATGTAGGCTGCGTCATACTCTGGCGGTGGAGCCGGTAGGCGCGGTGGAGCTTCTTGCATGAAACTCATGAGTTGCCCCTTCTACCGTCTTGTTTAATGTCAATACGAGGTGCACCCAACTGCCACGTAGTCCCAATTAAGGTGGATTCCATTTGAAATATTAACTGCCTACCACGGACACGGATATACACCTGCCCCGTAAACTCTTCAATGGGAGCGGTGGCAATACGTTGGATAGAGGCGTTACTTGTGCCTGCGGTTGAGCGTGGATCGGTTGCGCCTGAACCTGAGTTCTCAAACGGGATCAACGTCATCGTACATTGAGGTGTACCGCTGGTAGAGTTACGGAATGTCAAGTCAGGCAGGACACGCCAAATGAACCCAAAGTTATGACCATCGTCAATGTCAAACTCAGAAGAGCCGATCAAGGCTGAGATGGCTGTAGTTGTGGCTGTAGAGTTATCGTCCACGCCAAGCTCATGATTGACCAAGTTATTGATGTACGTTGCAGCCAAAGGATAGTTGCGCAAGCCTGAATCAAGCCACGCAGAACGCTCCATAGAACCGTAATACCAGATGTCTTCAAGGTAGTTGTAAACAACGTACTTATCCACGGTATTGCTACCGGCAGAACAGTAAAACCACCACGCCTCATTGAAACCTTCATTGGTTCCCGCAAAGACTTGGGATGCCTGCGTCAAATTGATATCGCTAAAGACGTACTGACGAAGGTCGCAACGCAGAGTCTGCACACGGCCATCGTATTTGTAGAACTTGTCTACACCCATCCAATAGACAACGCCGGAAGCTAGGCAGACTGCGTTCGGGCCAACAATAGAGACATTGTCGCCAAGTAGTTGAGAAGCCCACACCACGGGTGGCCCCACGTACTGAAGCGAATAGATGGCAGAATCGGTAAACACCACAATCTCTTGACGGGCTTGGATAGCGGTGACAATCTCAGAGCCGTGAGACAACTGCAAGCTACCCGCTTGGTTTGTGGGGGCAGGTGTCCAAACAAGAACGTTTTCTTGATCCGACCAGCGAATCAACATGGGGTTTAAAGTGGATGAACTGTAATCATCACAACCAAAAGCAAACACAAAACGGCTTGCGTCAGACACAAACACCGACAAAACTACTGAAGGTACGTCTGCGTCTGCACCCACAATACTAGATACTAAAACGCCACGGGCGTTTAAACCCCCGGTTTGATCCCAATAGTACAAACCGCCACCACGAGGGGCAAAGATTAAGTCTTCCCCAAAGTTAGATTGACTCCATAAGCGAATAGAAGATGTAGATGTCCCGCCTGTACCCCACAAGCCAGCACCCCAAGGGCCAGCGCCCCAACCGGTAAGTGGAACTGCGTATTCTGGGCCAACGTTAATTTGATAGGCTGCAACGACAGAAGCACCGCCACCGGTAGCAGTAGAACTTGCCGCAGTAGCCGCTGTAATGGTGTATGTGTTGGCATCCACTACAGTGATTTGGTACTCGTTATTCAAGTCTAAACCGCCAACACTTGTTGCCCCGCTGAACGTCACAAAATCGCCCGTCACGCCGCCATGCGCGGTATCTGTAACCGTGACAAGAGTTAGGCTAATTGTTGTAGCAAACGGATTGTTGTTAATTGTGGGAGCAGGAACTACACGCAGTGGTGTGATATCGTTGTATTCTCCACCTAACTCAATGTAGAACTTTAAGTTAGTGCCTACACCTATAAGGTTTGCGCCGCCAAGGGTTACCCAATTCCATAATGAGCGGCATACGCCTTCATAGGTTTCGTCAGAAATGCGAGTCCAACCACCAATCTTTTCAGGGGTTCCTGCACGGAAACGAACCTTTTCGGACTCATACCATCCACCAGCCGCATTTGTACCGGAATTTACCGACCCTAAAGCCTCGGATGCGTACCGTGTATTTTCGCGGTTAACCCCCGGACGAAATAGAATCTTTTTTAACGGCATCGGTTAATCCAACAAAGCGCACTCAGCAGTACGACGTTTAAACAAGCCCGGCAGTACTTTACCGCCACCCTTAGTCCAGAGCATCAGTTGTTCTTTTGCGCCTTCCCAATCATTGGCATTGATTTTCCTCTTTAACGTAGATGTTTGCAAGCGTCCCGTGCCCAAATTGTAGGCAAAGTCCACGATGGCATTGCACTTACGCACATCCATGATTAAACCGGGGCAGTTACGCAGAACGCCCGGCAGGTACGTATGCTCAAGCTCAATCATTAAAAGCGCATGAGCTTCTTCCTGACTCATTGGCGCGTCTTCTAATGTTACCTTGCGTTTATCTGCGTAGTAGGTAGAACCATAGCCAATTGTGGCTACATTGGCGGGGCAAAGATACGGCTTGGAGCGAAAGCCCTCAAACCGTTTACACATCTCTGCGGCTAGTTCTAAGTTCATAGCCCGCGCTTGGCTAATGTACGATCAAGAAACCAGAAATTTATTGTTCCGGCAAGCAAAGCTGAGAAGTCAGGTGACATCATTATCTTAAACACTTCTACGGGAGGAGCGCCGGTAATCCATGCGTTCCATGCAAACCATACGTGGATAAATGACCAAACAAACAGCACCCAATATGTGACCACGGGACGGACAGACGCAGATAAAGATGCAGCCCAACCACCAGCGGCTTTGACCATTGTGGCTTGTTGCTCAATGGCAGACTGAAACGCATCCATAACACCTACATCAATTGCGGCCTCCCGCTGTGCGCCGATCTCAGCCAACTTCTGTTGGCCGCGCTGCGTCTCTAAATCGCATTGATGTTTAAACATAGCAAGTTCGTGTAAACGCTCGTTCTTCTTGTCAAAGAACTTCAGCACCTCTGGGGCCATACGGAACAAGCCACCAAAGACAGAACCTAGAATACCACCACTTAGAATATCAAACATTGGATTCCTTTATCGTAAACATTAGGTTTTTATGTGCAGGGTAATTGACAATTACTTCACCCTCGGGGCACTTGTATTTAATGTGAGCCATTAACGTAGCAACGCCGGGTGTCACTTGCGTGGTAGTGTCAAGTTTAAACTTATACCCAAACTTATCTACTGTGTCGCTGGCTGGGCCTGAAAACGTTGCAATGCTAGGTTTGGCTGGGTGTACGACCAACTCAGAATCCCGCACCTCTATTTTAAATGACGTAACTTCGCAATTATCTCTGAGCTTCTGACGAGCCACTACAACCTTGAATTCACCATTTGCAGGTGCATCGGATATTTGAAAGTGCTCTGGTGACCACTTGAGGATGTCTTTATTGAACACACCAAACTTGTCGGCAAGCGTATAACCACCACCGATCATGGCAGTTGAGGCAGTTACCGCACCAATAATCTTGGTGTAATACTCAAGTTCCATATCAACTCAAACTCCACGCAATTATGTACGTGCCACACACAACAAAGGCAAAGATCATTACAGAAATAATGAGTGCATTGCCTATGTCTTTTATCATGTCATTATCGTAATAGATGAAGTCAACGCAGTATTGGCAATAGTAAGAGTAGTAGTTTCCACAGTCATGCCGTTTGTGCCTGTTGATGGAGTTACAGTGGCGGGTACGTTTGCATTTTCTGGCTCAACAACAGCTTGAGTCTCTGCCGCATAAGTCCAAGAATAACCGCTATTTGTGTACGCACCTGTTAGTGTGCCATCTTGAGGCGCGGCAAAAGTCGTAAGGCCGGGAATACTTGTATCTGAACCAACCATTACAAATCTATCGGATGTTGTGGCTACTGCGAGTACTCTGGACGGATCAAGAGCTGTTCTATTGAATTTTCTGCGCAATAATAATGTTGAAGTGTTATCGCATTTATAAATTAACATACTAGTATTTTCGCTTTGTGCGGCGGCACCTGATGTAACGACGTAAGAGTTTCCTGAAGAATCAAATGTTATCCCTGTAGCTTCTATGCTTTGCGAAGCGTTTCCAGATTTATAAATATACTGTAAAGTACCGTTTGGACGACCAGCTGTTACACCTGTCCAATTCATACTAGAATCGCATTTACCTACGATAATATTAAAACGGGTTCCATTATACATGTTTGAGGCAATATACATGTTTCCGCTTGAGTCTATAGCGAGTCCACCTGTGTATGAGTTATTGTATGTTGGTGCTCCAGAACTTTTATTGCTAGTATTGTTGCCGTCTTGGTCATAGAAGCTGAACATACTTCTTTGGCTTGTTTCTATGTGCGAAACCATTACAATGTAGCTATCATTGGCGGCAACGTGTCTGCCCTGAGTTCCTTGACCGCCGCTGAAATCTGCGTACCTACCCCAAATAAAAGTTCCGTCTGTATTCCATTTGGTAAGTAAACTGCTGGTGAAGTAGTAAGTAATATAAACAAATGTTCTTGACGCATTCATTGCCATACTAAATACTTGATTAGCTGGAGTTACATATGATGCACCATCTTTTAATCGTTTTTGAAACTGAATAACTCCAGCACTATTTATTTTAATAAATATAAGACTAGTTGAATCCTGTACTGTGATGTAAACGTTATCCGAGAAATCAGCAACACATTTCATACCAGCTTGTATAACATTACCAGAACTAGGCGCAATTTGTTTAGAAAAATTTAACGTGCCTGTTAATGAGTACGATGCAATACCAAGTTGGCGTTCTGGAGTTATGCTCTGATAACGTAGTAAGCTAACCACAAAAATAGCCGATGTGCCAACAGCTACGCTTGAATGTACAGATGTTGCGTTTAGCTCGCTTGGGTAAGTAAGCCCGCCAATAAAACTTGCAGTGTTACTTTTGCCGTAAAAGTTTGTAGGCATTACGATTGCGCCTGATGCCACGCCAGCCAAGGAACGCACAGCCGCATCATTCAAAGAAATTTGTGTTGTTCCATTTCCACCGTTTTCAATAGCAATAGATTGGCCTGTGGTTGTACCACCAAGACTAATTGGGCCTGATGAATTTAGTGCCATGTGTAATCCTTATATTGAACCGTATGCGGTCACGTTGTTCAATGTGGTCAGGTTGCCTGTACTGTCCATTGTGGCAATTGTAGTAGCACCGTACTTAAAAACCAAGACCCCGCCAATCTCAGAGATGGTAAAATTTGTTGTGGCTACGCTGACTGCTGCGCCCGTGATGTTGCCCGTACCGCCGTTGGCAATAGGCAGAGCACCGCTCAGTGTGATGTTGGGGGTTGTACCGCCAGAAGAAGCCAAAGGAGGCGAAGCCGTAACAGATGTAACCGTGCCTGTACCAGAACCTGCGCCAATCGCCGTACGGAAGTCAACTGCGTTTAAAGCTGAAACAGTGTTGTCTGCATTAAATCTTGGAAACGTAACTGCGTTTGGGTTTGTGATGGTAAAGAGATTGCCGCCCAACGTAGTCGCACCAAGATTGGTACGTGCGCCCGATGCTGAAGAAGATCCTGTACCGCCTTCTGTAATTGCCAAGTCTGTGCCAAGCGTCAGAGAAGACATATAGTTGATTGCGTCAACAACGTCTGTGCCATTGTTATAGACCACGCAGGCTTTACCCGCAGGAATTGCGACACCTGTTAGACCGCTCACCTTGACTGTGACGGCAAAGCCGCCAACAGAGTTATTTAGGATGATGTACGGCTTCTGAATTGCGGGGACGTTAAGGGTTGCCGCACCTGTCAACGTAGCTGTAATGTTTAAACAAGCAGCACGAGCGTCTTGCGCGGCGTTTGTGTTTGTCAGTGTTAATGTGCAGACGTTGGTGGAGAAATCCGCTGTTTCCAACGTAGCCATACCCACAATGGCCTGCTCAATTGCAGTGCCCACATTAGTGTTAACAATTGGCCCCCATGTGCCGTCGCTTCCGCCAACGTCAATGATCTCAAATTTTAAGTCGGAGTACGATGACATGATTATCCTTTCGCTTCAAGAGCGGCAACTTTTGCCTCAAGTTCTTTGATTGCTGCAAGTAGCAATGGTACAAGACGCTCGTACCGAACAGTTAAATATTTATCATCGATTGGCGCAGGAGCCACTGTCTCAGGCATGATTTCCTGAACCTGCTGTGCTGATATACCAACTTCACGCACAGGCGTGTAACCCAGAGCTTGCGCTACCTCATTGGCTTCGTAGTAGAAGGTATCCAATGTTTTAACTTTATCAAGCGCGTTCTCAATGCTGCCCAAACGTGTTTTCAATCTGTCGTCTGAATAGTACGCAGTCACGTTGTTAGTTGCGCGAATCTCACCAGCCGTACCGGAGCCTGCTGTGCCAACGCCAATTGAGTTGAACTGCGAGTTTTGAGAAGTGCTTGTAAAAGTAGCGGCTGAACCTGATGCGTTACCCGTCAAACTTGCAGTAATCGTACCGGCAGAGAAGTTGCCTGACGCATCACGAGCAACAATAGCAGATACCGTGTTTGCTGATGTTGCGTTTGAGGTAACTGTAAATGAACTTGCGCCTGCTTGGTTAGCTGTAAACGAAGCAGAACCAGACAGACCCGTACCGGATACAGCCATTGTCAATGTGCCGTTGTTAGCCGCCGCTGTAGCGGCAACCCATGAAGGCGCTGATGCGCCATTAGACTGAAGGACTTGTCCAGAAGAGCCTGCAGCTAACATAGCAGTAGTATTAGCCGCTGACTGATAGGGAACCGTACCCGCAGAACCGCCAGCCAAGTTTGTAGCAGTTGTTGCCGTGGTAGCGTTACCTGAAGTGTTTTGATTGAGTGTTGGAACATCTGCTGCTTGGATGGTAGCCATCAACACATTTGAGCCGTTACCACGCAAATATGACCCGCTAGTAACCGCACCAGCAAATGCGTTCATTGCTCCTTGAGCCGTTGTAGTTCCTGAACCGCCGTTAGCAATAGCCACCGTGCCCGACACGTTAGTAGCGTTGCCTGTCAAAGTGGCTGTAATTGTCCCTGCGGAGAAGTCGCCAGAGGAGTCCCGTGCAACAACTTTAGAGGCTGTGTTTGCTGATGTGGCATCTACTGTAGCCGTAACTGCGCTTGAGCCGTTGTAGCTTGTGCCGGTCAGGTATGTACCCAACGTCAGCGCATTTGCTACAGACCCAGCTTGACCAGAAATAGCGCCTGTTACCGCAGCACCGTTGATTGCAATAGCGGTATCGGTTACGGAAGTAAGCTGCCCTTGGGCATTAACTGCAAACACAGGAACCGCAGAAGCAGAACCGTATGTGGCGGCTGAAACAGTAGTATTAGCAATATTAAATGTAAACGCAGGAGACTCGTTCAGTCCTGTGCCCGCCGTGTAAGTAATCGGGGCAGCAAACTGTTGAAAAACAATCGCTGTTGTACCAACCACAATAGGAGGAGGAGTCTGCTGTACCCAAGCGGTATTAACATTGGCTGTACCACCCGTTACCAAGAAAAAGTCACCCTCATCAATTTGATTAACTCCAGAACCTACTGTGTCAAAGTCAGTAGCACGTGTCAGGATGTATGGTGTTCCAGCGGAGCCAACCTGTGTAACAGTGTAAACACCGTTATTTGCTTGCGCAACTTCGTTTTTAACAAGTACTCGGTTTGCAACAACAGTAAGCGTTGTGTCTACGGACAGAGCGCCGTTAGCGTTTGCCGTCAATGTTGCGCCTACCCCGGATGTTCCATTGTTGTACGTATTGGCTGGCAACGCTGCGGTAGTGGCTAACTCTACAGCTTCGTGGAAGTGAATACCAGATGCAATAGCATCGGCGTATTGCTTATTAACAATGTCTGTATTGCTAGTTGGGGCAGTTGTAATTGTGCCGGTAGTCAACGCCGCAGATGTTGCGGTTATTGCGCCAAATGCGGTTTGGACTACTTGCGTCCCTGCTTCATTTTGATACGCCGACCGTGAGGATGGGTAGGTAACAAATACATCAACACTACCTGTAAAGTTAACTAAAGCTCCGCCCGCAGAAGAAGACAACGGTGTGGCGTTACGGCTCAGTGTTGTACCAGAAGCTGTGTATGTACCGTAATTAACTTCCCATGCGCCCGTAGCGGCATCCACAATAGCAAAATACGTTGTATTTCCGTCACCAACTGCGGAAAATGATTGAAAGCCTGCGGTTGTAGTTAGCAGCGTGATTGTGCCTGTGCCGGGAGCGGTTGCGGTTTGTTTGACCCGATCTTTTAATACTAAAGCCATGATAAATCCTTAAGTCGGTATATTTTGCCAATTTGGGTCAGGCGGCGTTTGATCTGTTGGGATTGTGCCCCACACCAAAACATTACCTACGGAAACGGTAAGCTGTAAACCTGTTGGGTACACATTAGCAATTTTTAATTTGTCATACGCATCAAGACCTGAAGCCAATTCTTGGATACTGCCGTTGAACCTAGCAGTAGCGCTTTGCGTATGTGAGCCAACGGCAGATTCTGTAATTGTTACTTGAAATGAAATTCCGCCAACTACCGCATCGCCTGCCGTAGAGATTTCTGCAATAGCCGCTAACAAGTTTGCAATAGCTGAAGGCGCATCTGTTGCTGTAGCTGACTCTGCACGAGATGCAAAAAACGTTGATGGCGCTGCTGCTACAGCATCGGTTCCTGTGGCTGTTTCTGCCTGCGTTGCTAAGAAATTAGACGGTGCGGCTGCTACTACATCTGTAGTTGTGGCAGTTTCAGCACGAACCGCAGTCATGATGTTGTTTAAACTAATAAACGTTGCTAAAGCCGCCGCAGCCTCTTGTATAAGAGCGCCTGCGCGAGTCTCTTGGGAAACAGAATCGGCAGCCGTAGCTGCCTCACTTACAGACGACAACACTGTAGCCCCGCCTAGAGCGGCGAAGGGTGCTTGGGCAAATGCGACATCTCCAAACACCGCATTACCTATTAGGCTGCGTCAAGAGAGAACGTATAAGTTACGTTCAATGTATCGCCAGAGTCAACAGTTTTGTCACCGCCGGTAAAGTCACCAGCGGAGAACAAAATGCCTGAAGTGCCTGTAGCTACTGTAGTTAAAAACGCACCAGCAACCACTGTACCGTTAACCAACATAGGGAATGCAGATGGGGCAACAGAATTGCTTACTACTGAAGGATCTGCTAATGTTGGAGAAGCTGCGTTAAAGGTTACAGCAATACGATTGCCCGTGTAGGCTGTGCCGGGAACTAACTCAGTCCAACCAGCATGTGAAGCCAATGTATTACCAGCAGCGTATGTTGTGCCTGAACCCGGGCCTTCAACCAAGCCTAAGTACCAACCGGCTGTGTAACCAGAGCCTTTGAAGTACTTGCTGTTCATGTCTTGCAAGCCTTCGTTCACAACTAAGTTATGAAAAGTGTCAGACCACTTCTCAACGCCATCAGCGCCTACGCAAGTAACGGTAAAGATACCGCCTGCACCTACGCGCTCAGTGGAACCTTTGTTTGCAGTCAAGCTTGCTGACACGTTGTCTTGGGCTTTTGAAGTTTCTGTACTCATGATAAGTCCTTAAGATATGCGCACGATGGCGCTGTTCGCATCGGCAGTTGGGAAAATAATTTGGAAAGTGTCGTTGGTTACTGTTTTATCAGAACCAAAATCCAACACAGCGATGGATTTGTCACCCTGCGTTGAGTTGTAAATCAACGCGCCACGGGCGGTAAAAGAGGCGTTAGTCCAACTTGTATTTGAGAATGAAATAAAAGCCGTAGGTACTGCGCTTTGATTATTGCCTGACGTAGGAGATTGGCTGATCACTAACGTATTACCGCCGGTTGTGTATCCACTGCCGTTAGCTACTTGGCCTGTCATGCCTGCCGTGTAAACGGTAATGCTTGCGCTTAAATCTGCTGCGGCTGTAAACAGTGCAATCTTGAATGTGTTTGGGCTTGTAGGGCCAAAGTTGTGAACAGCTTGTAGAAGCTCGATCTTGCAACTTGTGGTTACTGTTTGAAGAATGGTCATGATACTTGTACCCTAACTTGACCGTCGCGGTAAGCGTCAGCCCGTTGTTTGCCGTCACCCAAGTTC